GTCGCAAAGCTGGCTGAGACAATCACGCCAAGAGTGTACTGGTAATATTCCGGCATAGCCTCAAGAGCCGCAAAGCCCTCAGATACTATGTGCCTGCCCCAATCGCCGCAGAACGCTAGGATCAGTGGGATGCTAAACAAAATGGTAAGCCACTCGTCTTTCCAGCTTGCGGCGCTGGCGTCGGCCATTTTTAAGTCCCAGTCGATCTCGCCAGTGGCCTTTTTTTCCATTATGGTGGCCTCTGCCTTGGCCTTGGCTACCTTTGCGCCTGTCTCGGCCTTGGCAGTCTCCACGCGGCCTTCTAGCCACGTTCCTGCGAGGCTGGAGATTGGGCCTAATAGTGCTTGGATCATTTCTTTGCCTCCGAATTTAAGAACACGGCTAGGCTGCCGGTCATAGCTCCGGTTACTACGCTAATTAGGCTCGCCTGCTGGGTCGATAAATCTGGCATCGCTAACGCCCACTCAATGCACCGAACATAAACCACTGTCATCGTGAAAATCATCAGACGCGGTATTATCTTATATTCCAGTAAAACTTTAGCCATCTGCCAGCGCCCTAAATCTTGCGGTCAAACGCTTGGCTCTATTAGGCACCTGATCGAACCAGCGGCTGTCCTCAGCCTCGGCGGCCACAGTCAGCCACGCCTTCGGGTCTTCCATTGCCTCGGCTACTGCCGCCCACTGGCGCTTAAATTTGCTGAATCTGGGGTAGCCTAGGTTGAAGCACATATTGCACAACGCCAAAGCGCCGTCAGGATATCGTAGGTCAAGCTCATTGAAGTCGACGCCGACGTTGTCGCACAAGCGGCGGCAGTCCTCAATCGTCACGGCAATGTCGAGGTTGAACGCCTTACGCACGCGGTCTTCTGATACCTCAGTGCCGACCGGCAATCCGTATTCTGGGTCATGCTCTTTAATTAAATGGCCAATTCCAAACGTGGGGAGATGGAGATGATCCAAATATATCTCAAACTTACAGCCCTCATCTTCGGCCAGCTCCTCTCGGAGTGCGTCTTTATTCATCGCCGCGTCTCCAAAACGTGATCGACCGCCTTATCCCAGCTATCAGTTTCCGCAGCTTCAGTGAAGCGCGACGCTGGCAGCCGCATACTATATTGCCGTATGCTCGTAACCGGCATGAACAAGACCCTTCTTGAATTGGGGGAAACAAGGCAGAGAACATCGTAATCATCCTTTGTCGGCAAATGCTTCGCTTTGCAGCCGTGACCAAGCTGGAAATGGTGACGCGGAGATCGACCATCTTTATCGCACAATAAACTCGCAGTCTTTGCCTGCACTCGAAGAAACTCTTGACCATTCCAAGCCACCATATCTACCCGGTCTTGCTGTGCCATTGAGACGCGCCACCCTTGTGCAAGAATAGCGGCCGCCGCGATATACTCGCCAATCAATCCGGTTGTTGTTTCACTCAATTTTTAGACGCCAACCACATAATCCAAAAGAATATCCCGAAGGATACAATGCCTAACACGCCAATCGCAATAGCCTCTAGGATTTTCTGTCGGGCCTCCTGCTGCTTGTAAATAGCCTCTTGGCGCTCTTTGCGGATGCGGCCTTCTAGCTGGATCAGGTCAGCCCAAGCCTGATGGCCATAAGTGATTTGCAGATATTGCTTTAGTTCGGCGCGTTGCGCTTCCATTTTTTTCTTGGCGGCATATACCTGCAATGCTTCGCTTTGAACAGCGTCAGCGCCTTTCAACTTTTTAAATAGCGGCGGGTTTTTAACCTGCTTTTCAGCTTGGTCTATGTCAGACGCGGCCTTCATCCAGCGCGACACGTCACCAATGCAACTTTCTAAATCGCGGCCAGCATTAACCATTTGCTTGATCGTGTTGAAAGCTGCCGTTGCCCCAGAGATTGCTGCGCCTATGGTGATCGGGTCTATGACAGCATACCTTTCTTCAGGGCTTTACACTTCCAACTAATCGGCATCAGACCGTGAGACATTTCACCAATGTCTCTGCCCATAGTCATCGCTCGTTCCTCACAAGCCTCTATTGTTGCATATGGCCCACGAACATCGTGAAACTCAATACATTCAGTTGGGGCTGCTATCGCACAAGCAAGTACGATTGCCTTAAACACGACCCTGTATCTTTTTGATTATGGCCTTGATGCTGTCCGTCTCGTAGATACGAATCAACACCCAAATCCCGGTGAACAAAGCCACAAAATCCGGCACCATCGACATCCACGCAGCAAACGTGCCGGTGCCAGCCGCAACGTCCAGAATGACTTTGTTTTCTTCGTTCATAATTTACTCCGGCTTAGTCGGCCAAGTTACACTGAAGGGAAACCCATCTTGTGCTGGTATGTCACGCAATGCTTGGCGGTATGTGGTCATTGTATCAGACATAGTAACGTCTGACAAAGCCATCCAGTCTGTCTCAGAGATCAAATAGTCTCGCTGGTTACGCACCGCTGCCTCAGCATCAGCTTGCGGTTTGTTAGCGGCGGTGTACGCCACCTCCCACTCGTTGCCGTATAGTGGCTGGCCTACTTCATCTGTGTCTACTTCATTTGTCTCAGGGTCTGTGCAGTCAGCTTCTGTCTTTAACCGTATGACTTCTCGTGTAGGTGTGCCACGCACTAGAGTTTGCACCAATGGGTCATAGGCTGGTTTGTCTAATTCGGTTACTTCATAGACTGCATACTTTCGCAGAATAGTGTTAGGTATCTGCTTAGGGAAACTGGTCTGCGGATTATCACGGCGAAATTGCCCAACGCTGTATGGAAATTGGTCGGGCTGACCGTTTGTAAGTTTAACAAAAAGCATTATTGCTCCTTATGCGGTTGAGTATTGGAAGATTGTGTCATTAGAACGTGCGGCCGTGTAAAGACTTGAACCCTCAGCATTAAATGTAAATCCGTAAGCATTTGTACCCTGAGAGGCAAAAGAAAAACTTACGTTGTCATAACTGGAAGTGCTTACATTATAAGCAGTCGACAATGAATATTGATATAGAGTGCTAGAACTATACGCACTTACATATAATTTTGTGCCATCCGGATTATACGCTAAATGACTAGGGCCGCTAACTTGCGTTGTTGGGTCATACGAAATGCTGCTGTAGCTAGCTGTGCTAAGGTCATAAGCAGTGGTTAACGCATATTGAAAAATGGTATCTTGGGTAAGCCCAACCATTATCATTTTTGTTCCGCTGTCACCAAATGTTGCAGAAACAGGATTGTCATCTTGTGAGTTAAAACTAAAAGACACACCGTCAGAAGATGCGGTTGAAATATCCCACGCCGTAGACAGACTAAACTGATAAAAAGATTTATTAGTATAACCTAACACATATAATTTTGTTCCATCAGGTTTAAACTCAAAGTGTCTAGGGCTAGATGCCGTAGCTGCAACATTAAAAGACACAGAGTCATAGCTGGCGGTGCTTACATCAAACGCTGTACTTAAAGAGTATTGGTACAGATATCCGGTTGATGCGCCTTGCATATACATCTTGGTGCCATCCGACTTAAATCTAGGGCCAGTTGGGTTTGCGTCTTGAGATGCTACACTAAAACTTTTACTAGCATAGCTCGCATTGGCTAAGTCAGGATTAGTCCACACAGGCCCAACAGACACGCCAGCAGCACCCATTTGCATTAATCTAGCTACGCTCACGACATTGCATCCCCGGCCTTAAAGCCTTGATAAGTTGTGCCGCCATCAGAGGTGTAGAAGGTAAGTATGTCTGTTTCTCCAGCAGCAGGCGCATCAGGAGCAGTGCCTCCGGCAAAGTTTACGGATGATGGGTAGGCTATTGTTGCTAGGGCAGAGGAACCTGTGCTGTATTGAAAAACGCTGTTTGTATACAGGCCGCTAAGATACAATTTAGTGCCATCAGGTTTAAAATTTAAAGCATTGCCATAACTGCTTTGACTGGTAATAGAAAAGCTAACACTGTCGTAAGACGCCGTACTAATATCCCAAGCGGTAGATAGGCTATATTGAAAAATACTGTCATTAGTACCCCCACCTGTAAACATTTTAGTGCCAGAAGAATTAAACGTCATACCATATAATTGACTATCTTGCGTGTCAGTATTAAAACTTTTATTGCTGTATGAAGCTGTAGAAATATCCCACGCTGTAGATAAATCGTACTCATAAACCGTTTCATAAAAGGCACCACCATAAAACATTTTAGTTCCGTCTGGTTTAAAATCTAAAACTCTTGGGATAGTGTCTTGTGTTTGTACAGAAAATGTTACGCCGTCAATGGACGCTGTAGATAAATCCCAAGCAGTAGATAATGAGTATTGTCGAACTACATCAGAACTAGCGTCCAGTACATAAAACTTAGTTCCATCAGGTTTAAATCTTAAATCAGCCAGACCTGTATAACCTGTGTGTACCGCAAAAGACACACTGTCATAGGATGCTGTTGATACATCCCAAGCGGTAGAAAGAGAATATTGATATACACTAAAATTA